TTGGTTTTTACCAATAATAATTATATGATTATTGGTATTGTCTTTTTCAAACCTATCTTTAACAATATATAATTCTGCTCCATATATCATTTTAAGATTATTTTTCTGACACAAATCATACATCTCTAAGAAGTTACCTGTCCAACCATGTTGTGTTGTAAACATAGTTGTATGGTTTAATTCTAATGATCTATCTATATAATCTTGTGGTTTTACAACACAATCTAGTGTTCTGATATTTGAATAATGACAATGTTTATGGTAATTATTGTATCTCATATTCAATTACCTCGCCTTTATTTTTTTGTTTTATTAATATTTCATTTATTTTTTTATCAATTAATTTTTTCCAACTATCCTTTTCATTATTAGTCCAAAATGGAATTTCTAAATAATAGTATCCTCTGAATTTTGCGTATATGCGTTTATACCTATCATATAATTTTTGCTTATGTAAATCAAAATCTTTACTAAAATGTGTACCTGTAGGTTTATAGTAATGTTGCGAACCATGCACTTCTATTATTAATTTTAATTCAACGACTTCATTATCAAAAGGTAACGGGTAATTTGTTTTAGGATTTATAGGGACTATATTGCAGTTATGTTCATGTAAAACTTTATATCCTAAATTATTGCAATATTTTCTAACTTTTTCCTGTAAAAAACTTTCATTTCTTTCTCTGACACATTCTGGACATTGAAAATTATATTTATTTGAGTTATTAATATTTCTATAATAATCTTTATGTTTTCTATCGGCACATTTCCACCAAACGCTTTTATTGCTTTTTGGTGTATATTCATAAGGAGATTTTTCATTTGTATCAGCCCATATATTTAATATTTCTGGATATAATGTGCCTAAACTATCTAATAAATGTACTTTTCCGCTTTTATTAGAACATAAAGGACAGTTTAAATCTTTATCGTAAATTTTATTACAGGTAATTTTATAACTACCATGATAATCTTTTTTTTGACATTTAATCCAAACTATAGTTTTTGAACTTTTAGATATATCAAATGGATCATTTTTATTTTTATTATAATCCCAATAAGCACTTAAAGCATTTTCACCATAAGTATTAATTAAATACTCTCCCAAAGAATTACATTTTTTACAAATTGCCTTAATATTATTACTTGTAATGTTTGATATTTTATACTTTTCAGATTCATATTTATTTTGACTACACTTCAAATAAATTATTTTTTGTGAAGAAAATGTGATTTCATTTGGATCACAATTATTTAAATCATAATCCCATCTATTAAGTAAATCGCCTCTATCATTTTCAATGCACCACTTATAAAAAGATTTACTATTATTAAGTTTTGTTTTATATGCTTTTTCTGTTGCAAATAATCTAGTTGCACACGCCTTACAATAATATCCGCCTAGTTTATTATATTGATTTATATATGATCTATATTGTATTTGTTTAATAACGGGATTATGGCAATTAATATTATCACAACAAACATCAATTAGAATATGCGAATTTACTGGTAAATCAGTAACTCTTACTTCAAATTCATTACCTAATTTTGTATATGTATATCCTAATGATTCATAATGTTTTTTAGTTCTATTATGCCAATAAATTTTAACAGTATCCTTTAATATCATATTTTTAATCCTTTTCATTATAATTATAAAATCTCATCTAACCAATTCAAATCAATTTCTGTATTATTCTTGTTTTGTAATAAAATATTATCATCTAAACTTTCTAAATATTTTTTATAGGGAAGATGCAATTTTGATGAGAAACCTGAAAGGTTAGCATGAAAATAACTGCTGTTTTTATCAACATCTTTCCAAAACAAATTTCTATCTTTTGTTAGTTTAAATTCTTCTTCTTTTTCAATTATTTCTTCTATCACTTTTATAATATTTTTTTTATGTTCTTCAATAATCTCTTCATTAATTTCTACTTCAATATAACAATCGTCAATTTCAAATGTATCTTGAATTTCTTGTGGTAAACATTCGATGCTATTTATATCAATCATTTCTTGTAAATAATTTTCCATCTCATCTTCTGAATAACCAAAATGTTTTAACCACATTTTAGCATTCGATTGTAGATTTTTGCCAATAGCATTTCTTTCAATTTGTCTAATCTTTTTATCACCTTTTTTTTGCGTGTATGTAACATTAACATATTTCATAAAATTAAATCTAAGAATAATATCCTCATAAGATATATTTGATTTTTGATGTATTCCCTCTCCATAAAGGAGTAATTGCCCTGATTTTTCTATAAGTTTTTCGCCTTTGTAAATACTACTTGTTTTAAAATCAGTGATTATTATTTTTTTCTTTTCATCTCTTGTTTCGACATTGACCATATCAATATATCCTTGAAAATAATGTTCTCCAATTTTAATTAAAATAAATGGTTCTATAATTGGTTTATTAGTCATTTTCTTATGATTTAAAAAATAATGTCTCATACAATCTTCATATTTTTGAGCTATTTTTTCGTTTTTATCTTTATCAGACCTATCATATAATAACCCTATAGTATTAAATTCAAATAGTTTATCTTCGTATAATTCTAACATTTCTTGATTGGATAAATTATTTTTATAAAATTCTTCCATACTTTCATGAGCAACTGTTCCTGAAACTGCATATATTGAATCATTTCTATCTTCATCAATATGTAATATGTATTTAAGCAAATAACCATATGGATCATCTTGATATTTTTCAATTCTACTCCATGACCATAGTCTACTGGCATTAAGTTTTTCTTTTATTTGTTGTAATTCTTCATTGCTTTTTCTTGGCATTTTCTAACTCCTTTAAATATTCTTTATGTTCTTTTTCATCATATTTTATTTTATGTTTTAATAAGTACTTATAAATTTTATTAGGTTTATCTGCTGGTGATTCTTTTTCATTTAATAAATCATATTTATCATAAATGTAATAAATATTTCGTATACCATAAAACCGTTCACATTCAGAACGAATATGTTTTAATAAAATATCCTTATCATAAGCAATTATAATAGCAACATTAAGCCCAATAAGAATTTTAACTTGTTCATCACTAAGATTATGAGAACCAATTGCTACAGTAGTTTCATCTAATCTACTATGACGTTTTAATACATTTTTTTCTGATTCTAAAACCACACAATATTCTGCTTCTTGTATGCTTTTATAATTCTCTTGCAGACCATATAGGTTAACACTTTTAGAATAAGGTTTAAGAGGATAATACTTAGGAATATCAAATAGTTCCCATGATTTAATCGTAGTTCGACCAATAATACCCATGTAATCATTTTCTTCTCCTGCCCAATACCTAACGGGAATTACTATCCTATTTTTTTTATAACTATAACCGATATTGAATCTTTTCCTTGTAAACTCCATTATCCCATCTTCCTTAACCCAATCAATATAAAGACAAGGTTCATATTCTTCTATTATTGTATTATCATAAATTTCAATATCAGCAATATTCACACATTTTCTTTTGCGTTTAATTTTTTTAAATATTTCTAGTGGATCTTGTTTTTCCTCTTGCTTATCTTTATCCTTATTCTTGGTATTTTTATATTGGTACTTTAGTCCTAACAATTTATGTAAATATTTATTCGCTTCTACAAAAGAAATATTTTTTATATGCATCACAAGTGTAATTATATCCCCATATATAATTCCACTATCTGATTGAAATATTTTTATTTTCAAAGTATCTTTTTTGATTGCTATACTTGTTTTATTTTTATGCCCTGGTAAACCACATCTTAATTCAGTAGAGTATTCTTTTAAATCATGACAACCTAAATTATCAATGATTACATTTATCAGATTATTGTTTATAACATATTCAATTAATTCTATTGCTGTCACAAATTAATACACCTACCTTCTACCAATCAATCGCAACATGAGTAATGCCAATTTCTTTCATAATATTTCTCGCCATATCATGCTCGATCACAATCTGATAAGCATTGGCACTACCTTCTCGGTTTTTTACAATGAAAACTATTTGATATCTTTTATCTTTGTCTAATTTAACCGGGAGTTTGGTTTTCCCATTCTTACCTTCTAAACGATAAACTTTTAATTCATGCTTACCGTCTGGATATTCATCTTCTAAAACATCACGTATCATTATACAGGTGCTAGTAGGATCAATAATATTCTTAGCCACTCCCACGTTATCTTGGTTGTAAAACCTTTGTTTTGCACTACCTTTTGCCAATTGAAAGGTTATTAGAATATGTAAATCTTTTGATTCTGGTTTAATAACATCGTAAATATCAACCATTGCTTGTTGCATTTCTAACCATGAATTATTACTTACTTTCCCTGCATCCATTTTAAAAGTATCAAGTATGAAATATTTAACTCCCATACTAGCGAATTTTTTAATAACCTTTATTGCTTTTGCAGTTTGATATTTTTCAAAAGGAATTAACGTAACAGTATGATTATCTGCTTGCTCTTTTAACCATTTTGCACTATCTAATAATATTTGTTTAATTTCATCATTATATTTACCATCTCTAACTATATATTTTTGCAAGTCTTTTTTAAGAATATTATTTGCAACCCATACAAGTACTTCTCGTTGCCATTTCTTTTTTCCATCTTCATTAAGTATTATTACTACTTTTTCTTTTTCTTTGATTATACTTGGTATAGTAATAGACCTTGCAAAAGTACTCTTACCTACATTTGATAAACCTCCTATTAACGTAATATTACCAGTAAGCATACCACCAGTTTCTTTATTAATTAATGGCATATTGTAAAAAGGTAAACCAATAGCAAGTCCTTCATCTAACTCATCTATTAATTCATCAATACCATCGGTAATACTATAACTCTTTACGTCATTATCAACATTGACAAAGATATGATTTAACTGTGCTTCAAATAATTGATATATATCTTCTGCATTCATATCTACAAACTCTTTAATCCTATCATATACGGGAAATCTTCTGCCTAACAATTGTAAAACAGCATTCCATTTATTTAATTCATTAATATATCCATCTATATTTTCAATATTGATATATTCTTTTGCTTTGTCGATGGTATCATAACCACCGTATTCATCATATTTTTGTTTAAGTTTAAGATGTTTTTCAAGATATAATCCTACGGTAATATCATCTAATACTTTTTTACTTTCTTTAACAACAATATCATAACCAATTTGCCAAAATACACGCCATATATTACTACTGAAACTTTTTAAATTCAATTTATCATATGTATAATATAATTCGGGATTTTGATACAATATAGAAACTATATTAGCTTCACAAGCAAGTTTATATTCTTGAACTTTTTTACTACTTTTAATCAATTCAATTTCAAGTGGAGTAAGTTCTTTTTGCTCTTTATCTTTATTCTTTTCTACCATTCGTCACCGCCATTACCATAAATCATTTAATTCATTATTTAATTGTTTACTATTTTTATTTTTATATTCTGCTCCTTCATGAGTTATATTTTTTAGATCAATATTTTCTAATTTCTTTTCAGATTGAACCTTTTGATTTAATCTTGCAACGATATCATTAATATCCTTCTCAATAATTAACATTATTGTATTAAATTTATGTTGCTCTCCTTTAAAATTAGAAGAATTAATTATCTCTTTTATCTTTAATTTATTTATTTTGAAGGTAAATAATATTTGTTGATAAGTATATTTGCCCATTAATTTTGTATTATTATTTGCTATAAATTTACCTTCTGCTAAACCTTTTAGTCTCAAAACCATATATTTAGGTAATGATTGCTCATTATATTCAAATATTTCTTTTTTAATATATTGATATAACTTATCAAAACTATCTTTTTCTTCTTGTGTCATTTTCGCCATATAATTCAC